GTGATCCGCTGGGACCCGAAGCTGATGGATATCGACTACAACCCCATCACCGGGCACAGCGAGTACTTCTACACCATCCCCAAGGAGCTGAAGGAGCGCTGCGCGAAGGGCAACAAGCACCTCATCGACACGATGCCGATGGAGTTCTTGAAGGCCATCCGCGAGGACAAGATCTTCAAGTTCGCCGAGGGCCAGATCTTCCACATGCGTATGGACGCACCTGCTGGCATCGAGGCCCAGTGGGGCTTCCCGCCGCTGGCGTCGACGATCAAGCTGTTCTTCTACGCAGCCGTGCTGCGCAAGGCGAATGAGGCGATCGCGCTGGACTACATCGTCCCGCTCCGCATCATCTCGCCCAAGCAGTCCTCGCCCAACGGCGACCCGCTGGTCACCATCAACCTCGCCAAGTGGTCGGCGCAGATGAAGGACAGCGTCAAGAAGTGGCGCCGCGACCCTCTCCACATCATGTGGTCGCCGGTCCCCGCCGAGGTCACGCACCTCGGCGGCCAGGCGCGCGCACTGATGACGCTCGGCGAGGTCCAGGCTGCGGAGGACAACATCATCGCGGCCATGGGCCTGCCCAAGGAGTTCATCTACGGCGGCTTCTCCGCGATGGGCTCCGGCATCCAGCTGCGCGTGCTCGAGAACCAGCTCGTCCACCAGACCGGCGATCTCAACGACCTCCTGCAGTGGATCACGGACAAGTCCGCCAAGCAGCTCGGTCGCGGCACCGTCCAGGTCTCGCTCGCGCCCTTCCGGTTCATCGACGACGTCCAGCAGAAGGCCCTGCTGCTGCAGCTCAACATGGCCGACCCGACGACCGGGCCGTGGCTGTCCAAGCGGACGCTCGGCGAGGCCTTCGAGGTCGACCCCGCGGACGAGCGGAAGTGGCGCAAGCAGGAGGCCCTCGAGGACGCCCGCACCGCGCAGGAGCTGCAGCAGGAGCTGATGAAGCGGCAGAATTCGCTGGCCACGCAGGCGCGCTCGCAGGCGCAGCTGGGGCAGCAGGGCCTGTCGTACGACCAGCAGGCCGTGATCGCGCAGGCCGATCAGATCGTCCAGCAGATGGCAGCTCTTGACCCCGGCTCACGTCAATCGCAGATGCATGCGCTGCAGAGCGAGGACCTCGTGATGTACGCCGTGGTCAAGGAACGGCTCCAAGCGCAGACCACCGCCCAGAACCACGACGCCATCACGGCGATGCGGCAGGGTGGAGACCCATCGGGCGGCGGTGCTCCCCCGGCTACTGCCTGATAGGATGCAACGATGGCTGAAGAAGACGACTTCGTAGCGTCCATCGCGAAGGCCCAGCGCGGAGCCAGCGACGTTGCTGGCATGTTTGGCGGGCCTGGTCGGGTCGCGTTCGAGGGCAACCCGCGCAAGATGGGCCCCGAACTGGAGTTCGACGCGCATGTGCAGCTGTTCGGGCTGCCAGGTGACCGCGGGGAGTACGAGGACGTGCTCAACAAGGTGCTGCGCGGCGAAGCGACCATCCGCTACGAGGAGAAGACGTTCACCAAGGACGGCGACTTCATCGTAGCGGTCTGCTACCTGACGCCGCGCCAGCTCCCGCAGGCCAGGCCGGATCAGGACGCGGGCGATGCTGAAGCGCCCGTGCTGCCGCGAAGGATCCCGTAGCAACCTCTTCTACCAAGAAACACCATGAACCTGCGCCCGGTCATCGAAGACGCTGCCACCCGGCGCGAGGCCATCCGCAAGAAGGCGGCCGAGGCCCTCGCGCAGGTGTTCCCTCTCAAGGCGGGCAAGCACACGCTCGAGCTGTCCAACATCCGCGTCGAGCCCCGCGAGTTCTCATCGCGCGAGCAGAAGACGGCCGTGCTCGAGGGCCGCACGCTGTCCGAGCGCATCCGTGGCGACATCGTCGTCAAGGACTCTGCGGGCCAGCCCGTCAGCTCCGCGCGCGACTTCACGCTGATGCAGCTGCCGTACTTCACGCCGCGCCACACCTTCATCGTCGACGGCACGGAGTACTCGGTCGCCAACCAGCTGCGTACCAAGCCCGGCGCGTACGTCCGCCGACGCGGCAACGAAGAGCTGGAAGCGACGTTCAACCTCGCCCGCGGCGCGAACTTCCGCGTGTCGATGGACGCGGAGAAGGGCCTGCTCTACATGCAGCCCTCACACACCACGTCGAAGATTCCGCTGCACCCCGTGCTGCGCGCGCTCGGCGTGCCGCAGCAGGACATCGCGGCGGCGTGGGGCTCCGAGATCGCACAGATGAACCGCGACGCGTGGAAGGCGCCGGACAAACACGTCGACAAGCTGTACTCGACGCTGGTCCACCCCGCGAAGCAGACCGCGACGACGCAAGACGAGAAGGCGCGCGTGCTGCGCGACTACTTCGACAACACCGTCATGGACCCAGAGGTCTGCGTCAAGACGCTGGGCTACCCCTACGACAAGGCGTCGGCCAGCGCGATGCTCGCGGCCAGCAAGAAGCTGCTCGACGTCCACCGGACGGCGGCCGACGTCGACGACCGCGACTCGCTCGCGTTCAAGACGCTCCACTCGGTGGACGACTTCGTCAAGGAGCGCATCCAGCTCGGCGCCCGCGCGATGCGCACCAAGCTGGGGTGGAAGCTCGACGCGGCGCGCGGCGACGTCAAGAAGGCGCTGCCCGCCGGGCCGTTCACCGGCGCGGTGCGCGGCCTGCTCACCGGCACGTCGCTGTCGTCAGTGCCGATGCAGATCAACCCGATGGAGCTGATGGACCAAGCGTCGAAGGTGACGATGCTCGGCGAGGGCGCCATCCCGTCGGAGCGCGCCATCCCACTCGAGGCCCGCGACGTCCACCCGACCCACATGGGCATCCTCGACCCGGCGCGGTCACCGGAGAGCTTCTCCATCGGCGTCGACCTGCGCGCCGCGATCGGCGCGCGCCGCGACGAGAAGGGCAACCTCTACGCGCCCGTCCGCGACGTGCGAACGGGCAAGTCGACGTTCCTCAAGGCCGCCGACATGGAGAAGGCGGTGGTCGCGTTCCCGGGCGAGAACGTCGAGGCGAGTCGCCTGGTCGACGCGATGAACCGAGGGAAGGTCGAGAGGGTCCCGGGGTCCGAGGTCACGCACCAGATCGAGCACGTCGCCGACCTCTACGGCCCGACGTCGAACCTGCTGCCGCTCATCTACGGCATCCAGGGCAACCGCGTGCTGATGGCCAGCAAGCACCAGGGCCAGGCGCTGCCGCTCGTCCACCGCGAGGCGCCCCTCGTGCAGGTCGAGTCGTGGAAGCCCGGCGTCTCGGTCGAGCACGAGATGGTCAAGCAGGTCGTGCCGACCGCGCGGCGCGCCGGCGTCGTGGCAAAGATCGACGACGACTACATCCACCTCTCGGACCGCCACGACGACGAGAAGACGTCCGCGGCGCCCGACAAGCTGCACTACGACAAGGACTTCCCGCTCGCGGCCAAGACCGCGCTGCACAACACGCTGCTGGTGAAGGCCGGCGACAAGGTCGAGAAGGACCAGCCGCTCGCCGAGTCGAACTTCACCAAGGACGGTGCGCTCGCGCTCGGCACCAACCTGCGCGTGGCGTACATGCCCTACCGCGGCCTCAACACCAACGATGGCATCGTCGTGTCGCAGGGCGCCGCCGACAAACTCGTCAGCGAGCACATGTACCAGCACGGCGTCGAGCGCAGCGGCGAGACGGAAATCGGCCGCGAGAAGCACCGGACCTACTTCGGCAACAAGTACACCGCCGCGCAGTACGCCAACCTCGACGAGGATGGTGTCGCGAAGCCCGGCGCGATTCTCCACCAAGGCGACCCAATCGTCGTCGGCGTGCGCCCAAACCGCGTCACCGGCGACGCCGCGCTGCTCGGCAAGCTGTCCAAGTCGCTGGTCAAGCCGTTCGAGGAGGTCGTCGAGCGCTGGACGCACGAGCAGCCCGGGCACGTCGTCGACGTCGCAAAGACGCCGCATCGCGCCTCCGCGTCGGTGCGCACGACCGAGGCTCTGCAGATCGGGGACAAGCTCTGCTTCGACGAGGCGACGGAAGTTCTGACGCGTCGCGGGTGGAAGCCGATCGCGGCCGTGACGCTACAGGACGAAGTTTGCACGCTTCAAGGCGACCAAATCACCTACGCGAATCCAGAAGCCACACACTCCTACCCGACCGGCGGGCGCATGTACGCGGTGCGGTCTCAACAGGTCGACTTCGCAGTCACCGCCAACCACCAGATGTACGTCAAGCGGCGCGACCACGATCAGTTCGAGCTGCTGCGCGCCGACGCGATTGCAGGCAAGCGCGTCCAATTCAAGAAGAACGGCAACTGGCAGGGCACGCACGTCGACGTATTCGAGTTCCCCGCGATGTCCGTTCGCGCGGGGCAGGGCGGTGTCGGGACCCGCGAGCTGCCACCGCTGCGCATGCCGATGAACACGTTCCTGCTGCTGCTCGGTGCATTCCTTTCCGAAGGAAATACGTTCGACCAACCCGGAACGTACGGCATCGACATCACGCAGACGCGCGAGCCCAACCGACAACAGCTGATCGACGCACTGCGCGCCGCCGGTATCGCGTTCTATCCGGGACCAGAGAAAATCAGAATCTACGGCAAGCAACTGCTCGCGTACTTCTCGCAATTCGGGCTCGCGCACGAGAAGTACATCCCCGACAACGTCTTCGACCTGCCACCAGCGCAGTTGCGCATCCTGTTCCAGTGGTTGATGTGGGGAGACGGCTCGTCGAAGCCGTGCGGGCGCCCCGTCGCGTACTTCACTGTGTCGCGACGCCTAGCCGATGACGTCCAGCGCCTCTGCCTGCACGTGGGCTGGGCGGCCAACGTGGATCGGATCCACGAGGGAGGCCCCGTCACGATCATGGGCAAGGCGAGCCACGCGCGTCCATTCTACCAAGTCAGCATCGTGACGACGAAACTCGAGCCGCAGATCAATCACGGGCACACCAAGAAGCAGAACGCGCAAGAAGAGGGCTTCATCGAAGACTACGCGCGACCCGTGTACTGCCTCACCGTGCCGGGGCACGTGCTGTATGTTCGCCGCAATGGCAAACCCGCCTGGTGCGGCAACTGCAACCGCTACGGCAACAAGGGGGTCATCGCCAAGATCGTCCCAGACGAGCAGATGATCCACGACCAGGACGGCCGACCGGTCGACCTGTTGTTCACGTCGGCCGGCATCGTATCGCGCATCAACCCGGCGCAGACCGTAGAGACGATGCTCGGCAAGGTCGCCGAGAAGACGGGCAAGCCCGTCGTCGTACCGCAGTACGTCCCGGGACGGGACAATGTAGAGTACGCCAAGAAGCTGCTCGCCGAACACGGGCTAACGGACAAGGAGACCGTGTCCGATCCGATCACAGGGAAGAAGATCCCCGACGTGGTGGTCGGCAAGAGCTACATCCTCAAGCTCTTCAAGACGACGGACAGCAACTGGGCCGCGCACGGCGCCGAGCGCTACGACTACAACCAGCAGCCAGCACGCGGCGGCGACGACGGCGCCAAGGGGCTAGGCCGCATGGAATTTGACGGATTGGTCGCGCACAACGCCCGCAACATCCTCCGCGAGGCCGCGTCGGTGAAGAGTCAGCGCAGTGACGAGTTCTGGCGCGCGGTCCAGCTCGGCCTACCCACGCCCGCCCCCAAGACCACGTTCGCCTACGACAAGTTCCTCGCGATGCTCACCGGGGCCGGCGTCAAGGTCGACAAGAGCGGCTCGCGACTCGCACTCGGCCCGCTCACCGACGCCGACATCAAGAGCATGTCGTCGGGCGCGCTCAAGGACGCCAGCAAGCTCGTTCGCGCCAAGGACCTGCGCCCCGAGACCGGCGGCCTGTTCGACCCGACGACCACCGGCGGCATGTCCGGCACGAAGTGGTCGCACGTCGATCTGCACGAGCCGATCGTCAACCCGGTGTTCGAGGAGCCGGTGCGGCGCCTGCTCGGCCTGACCCAGAAGGAGTTCTCCGAGCGTGTCGGCCGCGGCGGCGAGTGGTTCCGGCGCGCGCTCGACGACATCGACGTGGACGCCAAGCTCGCCGAGCTGCGCGAGGAGTCGCGGCGCGCGCGCGGGCCCGCGCTCGACGGCGTCGTCAAGCAGATCAAGTACCTCGAGGCACTCAAGGACCGCGACCTCAAGCCGGCGAACGCCTACGTCCTGACGAAGGTCCCGGTGACGCCGCCGGTCATCCGCCCGATCCTGCCGCTGCAGGACGGCCGCCTCCAGGTCGGCGACGCGAACCTGCTCTACAAGGACGCGTTCCTCGCCAGCGACCAACTGCGCGAGGCGAAGAAGACGCTGCCCGAGTCCGAGCTGGCTGACCCGCGGCGCCACCTCTACGACGCCGTCGGCGCGCTGTTTGGCGTCGGCGAGCCGGTCAGCCCCGGCGCGGAGAAGCGCGGTGCCAAGGGCTACATCGCGGCGATCACGGGGACACGCCCAGGTAGTGGATTTTTCCAATCTAGATTAATGCGCAGACAGCAAGACGTATCAGGCCGTGCTACGATTGCGCCTGACCCTACGCTCAACATGGATGAAATCGGAGTTCCCGAGGGTGTGCTGTGGCGAATGTACGGCCGGTTCGTCGTTGGCCGGCTGGTACGCAGGGGCTACGCCGCAACTGACGCGCAGAAGATGGTCGACGACAAGTCGCCGATCGCGCGTCAGGAGCTGCTCAACGAGAGCAAGGAACGTCCGGTGCTGGTCAACCGCGCACCATCGCTGCACCGCTTCAACATCATCGCGGCCTACCCCAAGGTCGTCGACGGCAAGACGCTCAAGCTCAACCCATTCGCCGAGAAGGGTACCAACGCCGACTACGACGGCGACGCGATGCAGATCCACGCGCCTGTGACGCCGGGCGGCGTCGAAGACGCCAAGAAGATGACGCTGTCGAGCATGATCTTCGCCGACAAACGGCCGGGCGTGCTCAACGTCGCGCCCGAGATGGAGAGCCTGATGGGCCTTAACCGCGCGACCCGCGCGCCATCACGCGAGAAGACACGGCACTTCGCGTCGCAGGAAGAGGCGATGGCGGCTTATCACCGCGGCGAGATCGCGCTGAATGACCCGATCGAGATCCGCGGCGCGTGACGGTACCAAAATCGCCTGGAGCAAAATCGGCCGTCGCGTTCTGCGTGAGTACAAGAACGGGGAGTCGCCGCTAACACTTAGCCGCGCGTTCAAGATTCCCAAGGGAGCAATTGCAGCGTTTCTAGGACGCCAAGGCGTAAGGCGCTCCAAGAAAGAAGCGAAACGCGTCGAAAAGGAACAAGAACGCAAACGCGTTCACGCGCCGCGCAATTGCAAACTATGCTCAGACCCATTTGTACCAACGTCGCCAAACCAGAAGTATTGCAAGACCTGCATACCTGATAAACAAGCACACGGACGCTTTACATCGAAGGGCATATCACAGCGCCACTGGGACGCGATCATCACGAGCCAAGACGGCACGTGTGCGTTGTGTAATGAAAAACCTACTGACGTCGACCACGACCATCAAACACGAGCGATACGTGGTGCATTGTGTGGAGGATGCAACCAAGCGCTAAGTCATATCGAACAGCCTGGATGGGCTGACCGCGCGACGCAGTACTTGACGAGAGACACCGGTCATCGCGTCCCAGAAGCGGCACATCGAAGACAGGTCGCCTGGCACCAGCGCTTGAAACAACGGCGCAAGCACAAGCACCTATAATTGGTCGTGCCCTTCAAGTCCCAGGCGCAGCGGCGGTTCATGTACGCCCGCCACCCCGAACTGGCCAAGGAGTTCGAGGATGCGACGCCCAAGGACAAGAAGCTCCCCGAGAAGGTCAAGCACTCGTTCGTGCTCGGCGCCGCCGCCGCGCTCGAGCAGTTCGGCTTCAAGGAAGCCTCCGCCGAGATCCGCCTGAAGATCCCGCGCCGCGAGTTCCACGGCTGGGACGAGGCGTTCAAGACCGAGCACGAGCGCAACGCCAAACGCGCGAGCCTAGGCTCGGCCGACGACCTCGCAGCCGCGCTCAGCGGCCTCGACTCACCGCTGTCACCCGGCGACCAGCTGTCTGCGCGCGACCCGCTCGACCGCTCCACCTCGTGGGGCGCGCCGTCGAACCTGTCGGCAGGTGATACCGCGAACCGGCTCAGCGACATGGGCCAGCCCACATCAATCGGAACGGTGTTCTGATGCTGAACGACTCCACCGCGCGCGGCCGCGATGCCGCCATCCGCTTCTTCAAGCTCGCCAACGACCCCGCGTTCATGTCGACGCCCGCAGCGCCGCCCGCGCCCGCGGGGCCCGGCCTGATGGACCGTGCCAAGGCGTTCGGACAGGGACAGATGGGCGCTGCGAAGGACCTTT